ATGCCAAGAGTTGCAGAGAGGATGACAGAAAAGCGCCTGCGGAGCCTGACGAAAGGTTGCTCCTGCGGCGTCGTTCCGGGCCTTGAGGTGCGCGTGCGCACTCTGGGCGACGGGAGCACGGCAAAGTACTTTTTGCTTCGTGACCGTGCGACGGGTAAGGCGTACCAGATCGGACAATATCCGAAGGTCTCGCTCTCTGAAGCATTCAAGACTGCGGCCGAGTGGCGCGAAAAGATTAAGGCGGGGATTGATCCGGTTGCTGAGAGAAAGGCGCTGCGCATGTCTCTTCAGTCTGAGGAGCCCGCGCCGGCTGTTCTGACCGTCCGGGAGATGGTCTACGGGTGGATTCGGTTCAATGAGGAGCGGGGGAGATGGAAGAACGCTCGCAAGCCGAAGGAGCGAGTGTGGGATGGGTACTGCAGCAACCACTTCGCGCCGGACTTTCTTTCGATGCCGGCGAAGGACGTGACTGCTGAGCTTCTATACGACGAGTTGGGGGAGAAGTGGCGCACCATGATCGATACGCCGGAGAGGATTCTGAGCGATATGCGTAATGCCTACGACTGGGCAATGCGGCAGGAGATGATTCCCGTAATGATGAATCCGGCCCGTGTAGCCGGAGGGAAGCTCGGCGATATGCTGTCCCTCGCTCGTCCCGAGGGCGGCCATGAGCCCGCGCTGCCGCCTAAGCGCATGCCGGCTTTCTTTGCTGAGCTGATGAAGCTCGTGCCGCGCAGTCAGTCTGCGCGCTGTCTGGCCTTCGCCATTCTCACGTCGGCCCGCAATTCAACCGCCAGAGAGGCCACGTGGGATGAGATTCAGCAGGACGATGAGGGACAGTGGTTCCACGTCATCCCGCGCGAGCGGATGAAAATGAAGTCAGACAAGATTCCTTTTGACCGGAAAACGCCGCTCTGCGCTCCGGCGAAAAGTCTTCTGGACACCGCGCCGCGCTTTCCGGGCGAAGGCCGCAACTTCATCTTCCCGAATATCAATCAGGGGAACATGTCGCCCTTCTCGCTCGATGCGGTTCGCTCGTTACTGAAGAGAATGCACGACAGGCAGCGCGCGAAGGATGGCATAGGGTGGGTCGATCCGGAGCAAAAGGCGAAGGACGGTAAGCCGAGGATTGTCACCCTTCACGGTCTAGCGCGGGCCACGTTCAACACGTGGGCGAAGGACGCGAAGGGCTACGGCCATAAGTCCTTCTCCCGTGACCTGCGGGAAAGCTGTCTCGATCACCGCAATGAATCGTACCAATGCGCCTATGACCGTGAACAGGCGTTGGGCGACATGAGAGAGGTTTATGACGCTTGGGGAAAATATTGTTGTGCAATGTTGACAATAACTCCAAAAGTGATATGATTTCACCTAATCAGTGAATTCGCTGATTCAAAGAGGAAAACAAGATGAAGATTAGTGAGTATGGCAAGCTTGTCCGAAAAGGTCGGATAGATGCTGGTGTCACCATGCTCGATATGGCTCGAAGCATTGGTGTTGCTCCTTCGTATCTCAGTGCTACGGAAGTTGGTTCGAAGAAAATATCTCCGAATTTTCTCGAGAAGGTTGAAAAATTCTTCGCTACACGGGGGATGACTATTTCAGGTCTTCATGAGGCGGCAGACGTTTCAAATCGATCAGTGTCTCTTGAAGGCCTGTCGACAGCTCAACAATTCCTTGTTGCAGGTTTTGCCCGCGTAGATATGTCACAAGAAAAGCTTGAAGAATTTGCCCAGCTTTTGGCTGGATCAAAGCAAAGGGGGCGTGAATGAATTTCTGTCGGGGTTATAAAGTTCCTCCGCGATCGATCCTAAACATCCGACAAATCGCAGAGCATGTTCGAGAGGTAGTGGGTGACCCGAAAAACGCCATGGGGCAGATTCTCGAAGAGTTGCTTTATAGCGGAACTCTCGACGTTGTGCCAAACGACGATCCTCGCCTTGCTAGAGGTGTTGAAGCTGTGTACATTCCTGAAGACAAATGCATTCGTCTTCGAGATTGTGATTATGAGGCGTGCATTTTAGGAACTCGAACACGTTCAATGTTTACATTCTGGCACGAATTCGGGCATCTGATTTTGGGACATGAACGATCTTTCAGTCGAGAAGAGTCGCAAGAGCACAAGGCATATGAGGACTCGGAGTGGCAGGCCAATACTTTTGCTGGTGAGCTCTTGATGCCGTTTGCCATCATTGAAGCAGAGGGTTTGATTTTGCCTGAAGAACTAACAGAAAGATTCGGAGTTTCGTTTGAGGCAGCGAGAATCAGATTAAAGCAATTAAAACGGATATGAGAAAGGCGTTGAAGAAATTGCAATTCTTCAACGCCTGGAGGGTGGTCGCGAGCGAGTCACCCATTGATGTCGGTTTCAAGACTCCATCATTATGAGTTCGGTGGAGAACGATGTCAAGCTCATAGCTCGCTCGTGGAGATTTGCCATATGGCTCATCCCACGAAGAAGGCCCGAAAGGGCGTAATGAAGCTCGTGTTTTGCACTGTTTATCGTCATTGGCGTACAGGGAAGTTAATGCGAGCTTCTGATTATGGCTACAAGGCTTGGCCGTTTAAGGTTAGAGTCCCTGTAGTTTAACCGCAATAACCCCGCCAGCACGACGCTGAGCGGGGTTTTGCTTACGCAGTTTCTTTCACTTGCTCCGTATGGTTGCCTATCAGTGGAGTGGTGGCGGGTTCAAGGTTTGCAACCCACTTTTGGATGTCTTCAGCTTTGAATCGAGCAACCTTAGGACCAAAGTAAACCGGTCGCGGGAAGGTGCCCAGCTTTACTAGTTTCCAGACGGTTGATGTTCCGATCCCACAGGAGGCTGCTACTTGTTTGACATCAAGCATCAATACCCCAATGGGAGATATGTCAGTAGTATTCCTAGCTCTCATTTTGTGATCTCCTTTTGTTCGTAGCAGCAAGATGAGCTTTCAGTGCCCTCATCTTCGAGCTCTTTGATTCGTCTTTCAATTAACACGATGAATGCAATGGTGTTTTGAAGGGCTTCGCCTTCTTCGATCAGTTCTTCAGCCCGTTCTCTACATACCTCGATGTCCGAGTAAGGCAGGCACAAACGTAGCCTGCTTCCTTGTTCTCTCAGTTCGTCGATGGTGAGTTCATTAAAGTCCATCGTTCTTCTCCGACTATTTCTTCAAAGCTCAGGTTTCTTCTTGTTTCCGCGCTTTCTATCAAGCTCACGCCGATAGAGCTCGGTTGCAGCGATTGCGATAGAACGTGCGCAGCTCTTTCGTGAAACCTCACGCCGGTGATCTCCTTCATGGATGAAGATCGCCATTCGAGTGAGCATCTCTGCAAGGATCGTCCAGAGGCCAGTATCGGCAGTCTTTTTTCCTCGCACCGCAGCTTTCATTTGCAAGACACTAAATTCCGTCACCAACAGCATTGCGTACATGTATTCACGCAATGCATCAGACTGGCTTGTCTCAGCGTCTTTTGCATACTGCGTTAGGGCTCTCAACGATGAGAGGGGGTAGTTGCTACTCACTTTAAAAATCTCCGTATAGTTTCCTGCCCTACACCCTAGGAAGTCATTACGTTCGCCTCAGAGTGCAGGGCAGGAAAAGCGGTACGATCAGACGTCTAAATATTTCTGAAGGAGGTTTTTGACGTCATCATCAATGATTGGTTCTGGGGGTACGCCTGCTCGGACATGCTTCATCCAAAAGTCGAAGCACCGAGTAGCGATCATTTGAATGATCGATTCATTCCGGTCGACTGCGTAGATGCGAAAGTCTTGGCCGCCGATCAATACAGCGACATAACAAAGCTTTGCGGCAGTGACTGCCATGTACCACTGAACTTGTGTTTCGTAATAGAGCGGGATCTTGTGTTTGGAGGTGATCTCCCTCTTGATGATCTCTGCTTCTTGCGAAAGTCCCCAGTGTTCAGCCATCAAGGCATTCGCAGTCTTGCATTCGAGCAAGGTGTCTGTTGTCAGCATCAATTTTTGGACGTTCCAGATTGACGCAGGATTTGTGAGGCGAACATCGGCAGAAATCCGGTGATTGATCACTGCTCTGTCGATGTTTGCTAGCGCCCACTGAGTTGGAGTGCTAGTACCTATGTAGTGATCGAGGTTAGAAGCAAGCTGGTGGTAGACGCGCTGAATCATGAATCCAGTTCGTTTTGAAAATTCTTGAGCCACGATGCTCTCAAGTTGAGTCCCCCAGTAAGCAGCCTCGCTAGGTGCTCGGTCCTCGGTGATTTCTGTGGTCTTCTCTCTGTAGATGTCAAGAGGAGTGCGGTATGGATTGATACCGAGAATTGCAGCAACATCAGATCCACCGATACCTTTTTGTCGAGCCTTAAGCCATTCAATCCGATTAGTCACGGTGCGCTCCGATGAAGGCAAAGAGAATCCAGGTGATGAGGTTTCTGAGCATGGTTGTTCTTAGCTTTGATGCGCCAATCAGGCAATAGAAGGAAGGAGTGAAGTCGCCACCGATTGCCGCAGGCACGCATAGTTCTCAGGTAATAGTGTTCGGCGCCGTCAGTCCAGAGATCCAAGCAGCGAGTGTTCGTCACTGGGTGAAGTCTCTTGGCCAGTTCCTTGGCGCGAGTGCCGAAGAAGTAGACGGGCTTCATGCGGCATTCCTTTGAAAGAAAGCGAGGATGCGAGCGATGAAGGTCTTTGAATGCGTCGGCGGCTGCGCAGCTTTTCTAGCTTTCTTTGCACGTGCTGACCGCGTTTTGATTGCTCTACGTGCATCACGACTCAATTCGTGCTTAGGGCGCCGATGTGGGTGGGAGGGAATACTCATCATGCAGGCTCCTCATTACGCCCCGCGGGACTTGTAGAAATTGTGCCAATCCTGAACGAGTTGGTTGAATTCCTTGGTCTTGCTGATTTTTTTACTTAGCCACGATTCAAAATCCTCAAGTGAAGGATCTTTGACGCAGCGGCTGTACCATTGGTAAACGATAATTGCCTCACGTCCGCGGGCTGCGATTGCTTCTTGGGTCGCTAATTCGAGTCTTGCGCCCAGAGCAACATTCAAAGCGGCGCCGCCAACTAAGTGTTGCAGCGCGGTGGTGATGACTTTGACGTTCATTGGCTGAACTCCTAAAAAAGTACGTAACCATTAAGAACTGCCCACTGCATGAGCAGGCAGAGTGAGATACCGAGAGCGCTGATACCGGCGCCAGTCAGAAAGGCGCAGAAGATGATTGCGGTATCGCTGAACCCAGTACGTTCGTTGTGGCCGAGAAGTTTTTTCAACGTCATGTCGTTCTCGGAAAAAAGAAAGGCCCCGGCAGGTGAGTGCCGAGGCCTATTAAGAAAATTAGGTGATTACGCGGTTAAGCGCTTGGGCTGTTGCGAAGCCCAGTGTTGGTAGCACGAGAGATCTTTCACCGAGTATCCCTGCTTGGCTAGAGCATCTTCCATAAAGCCAAGTCCCAGATCATTAACTGCTTCCCAAAAATGAGCTGCGAGAGGGGATTTCACGCGGCGCAAGAGCGCTAAAAAGAGATTCAGATCGTCTCGAAAGAGATATCGCCAGTAATAGATAAAGACAACGATTCTCTCGGCCATAACTTCATCGATCACGATCGAACCTTCGGGAATTTTCGGCGCCGGAAGCTGCGGTTTAAGTGTGCAGGTTTCGATGAGCGCGAGTGCAGCTTTCATCTGATCGTGTCTTAGGTCTTTGTAGCTCGCGATCTTGAAGTAATCGTAAAGAGCGTTGTAGACCGTCTGGTAGTGAACCGATGAGTTCTTTGCGCGTGACTTGATAGCTTTGCGGATCTCGTACTGCTCTGTAGTCGTGATCAGCGCGGACTGGTCTGTTTCGTAGCGTCCCGTGCGGCGAATCGCCGGCAGAACTTCCGACGTTACCCAGCGCTTGAAGCGTTTGGCACTCTCTAACTTGGAGCCGAAGATCAGAGCGTAGAGGCCAGACTCGTTGACGCAGTTGACGGTTTGGATTCTGTTGAGCTTATCAGCGATTTCAGATTTGATGAGATCGTCAGAATCCACATGACGCAATACAGCGTCCTTCGTGTTCTTATAGCCAAGAGCAGTTGCAACGTCGATAGCGACGAAGAGAGGAAGGTCGGCGGTACCGAGCGTACGCACGGCGTTGTTCTCGAAAGAGAAGCTGAGAGCTTGCATGAAAGCCTCCGTATAGATCAGTCTTGATCCTGCTTCCCGACGCCAATCGGGGTGGCAGGGCTTGCGGGTTGGCGTACCGGCTATACGGTCCCGGCCCTCGTAAGAGGCCCGCAAGTCCCACCGTAATTTTAGAGACTTACAAAGGGGGCCCTGAAACAGGGCATCCTTTCAAAGGGGTATGTGTTTTAGAGCCCCCTTTATGGATGGGGTCGCGTTTCACGACCCCATGCACGAGGCAACAAAAAAGCCGCTTACAACGGTGGCGGCTTGTCATTGCTCGCCGTATAGTCCGGGACGCCAATCCCGTCCCCGTCGCTTTCACGGGGCAAGGGATATTCTGCCCGATCTTAGGCGCTGTGTCAAAATGGAAAAGGCGCTTGCGACAAACGTCGCGAGGGGAGTCTTGCCATGAATAATCTTTATCGATCTCTTATTTCGTTGGCTACCGTGTTCCCGTTGAGCATCACGTTCAGCTATTTGTACTCGGATTGGCTGCTGAGCCTGTTGCCTGATGTGGTCTCTCATTTCTTAGAAGCTCACCTGAACGCGCAGCTGGTATTCGTTTTGTGCGCAGTGGTGTTCAACTATGCTCTCGGGCAAATAATCCTGATCTACCTCGGGTGGGTCGCGACGAAGTTGGATCGACTCCCCGTGAAGCTAACAAGCGTCAAAGAGCTGGGCACAGATAGCCTGTTGGCCTATCTGCCATATGTTCTTCCTTTGTTCATGATCCAGGGAGATCGCCAAGAGCCGACGGGGTGGTTGCTTGGCGGGATCTTGTTGTTGATCCTCTCGTGGGCGTCAATGACGATTGCTTTTTCCCCATTGCTGCGAATTTGTGGAATGCGCTTTTTTGAGGCCACGCGACCAGACGGCACTACTGTGACGGTGTTGATCAAAAATCCCAGCCTTAGGCCGTTGCGATTGACGGAAGCTTCAAGTATTTCGGATAACTGCTTGTATGGATTGAAATGATGGATAACGCGGAATCTCTGTTTGTCTCTGGAGCCTCTTTTCGTGGGGTGTCGACCTGCGTTCGGCGTCTCAAACTCATGTCTGATGCGGCCAATGATATAAGCGCCGTTGTCAGAAGCCAATACGAAGAGTTTTCAGAGCTAAGCGAAGTTGAATTCGACGGTCGTTACAAGGTGGAATCAGACGAATGCTTTTCCATCAGCGACTATGTTGATGCCGATGGAACATTCGCGTCGTTTCAGGAAATCATTAATGGTAACTGTAGCGATGTACTGAAAAACACGGATTCCTTAAGCGAATGCCGTGCTCTATTGTTCCGAGCGCCACAATTACCTAATCTGGTGCTAATTCAGCGCTTCACCAATTCTTATCTCGCTAAGCGCGATCGTTGGTTTGGTTTCGGTTGCGGCGACTCAGTCAGAAAAATCGAAGAGTCCGCATTCACTATTGCATCGTCGCTTTCAGGGGTCTATGACCTCGAGTCAAAAAGATTGCGTTTTAAAAGTGTTCAGAACATCCGCGCGGTCCTTCCGGGGTTTTCTGATCAGTATGCGCCCGGAGCGGACAAGACGACCATTACAACCTTCTTCCGACAGCCAATCTTCGATCAAGATAGTGCAGACAAAGTCCAAGCGCTTGATTCGATGAAGGTGGCTCGCTTGGTATGGCTACTAAAAGAGCAGGACGCCCCTCTCGAAAGAAGACTGGCTACTTTTCAGAAATACGATGAAATTCTCAACCTGAACTCAGTCAGAAATGGAAAAATCATTGTGAGCACAGAAGTGCGCAAAATGGAGGTGATTCTTCGCATTTTGTTGGGGGATGTGTTTGAAGACAATGGACGAATCTATTTAAGCAACTCGAAGAGGCCAATCGAACGATTTGCGTGATGAGCTTGTCTTTACTTACGAGATCACCACGGACTGGCGTTCTTCGAGCGCCGCTCCGGGGATGGTCTCGCCGTCCTTGAGCGCCTTCTTCAGCGCTACTTTGTCCGGATCGATCGTCGTCTTGATGCGCCTGAAGGCTTCGGGAAGGGCCTCAAGGTCGAGCACCTTGACGGCTTGCGTCGTGCCGATGCGAAGAGACACCATGACGCCTTTGACCTTTCCGCCCATAGCTTCGAGCGCGGGCATCATGTAGGCCTTCAGGCGCTCGGACTTGTTCTCCAGTGCCTTACGGCGCTTTGCAAGACGCTCTTCTTCAGCCTTGATAGCTTCGGCTTCGGCCTTGAGTTCGCGGCAGTAGCAAGCCGTCCCTTCGAGCTTTTCAGCTGCTGCGGTGGTGTACTCCGCGTAGGCGGCAAGGGCTTCGCCATCGACCTCACCCGTATCGGGATCGGCGTCGAGGCGGTCGAGAAGGTCGCGGAGTGTGCTCGGGATTTCGTAGATTTTCATGGTAATTTCCTAAAAGACATCAGCCGGATTTAGGCGGCGAGTTCAAGGTTGGGGTTGCGGTCAATTAGCCCTTCGGAGAGAAGTCGCTGATAGAAGTAAAAGAGACCGGCACCGGTGATATGCGGAGTCGAAGATGTGCCGGCGGTCCCGTCTGAGTGTTTAAAGCTCGCAAAACGAACGACCATCAACCCGCGTCGGATGCTGATTTGCATAGCCTGGTTGGCGTTGGCATATAGGAAGCCGTTTTTGCGCAGCCAGTCTCGGCACTTTTGTGGGGGCATCCCAAGGATTTTTGCGGCGACTGTGATGGTTACTTCCTTACCGCTAGCAACAACGTCTTCAGCAAAAGCAACCTTCGGTGCGTTTTCCCGGGCTTGATGTTCAAGTGCTAGTTTTTGAGACTCAAGCACACCGTTTCTATCTATGGCGTCTGCCAGCTGTCTGAGGGCCTCAGGATATGAGGGCAGTGCTGGTACGGCAGTCTTCGATTTCGCGATTCGCTCGCAGTCGATGAAGTAAAGGCGAGCCTCCTTGCCCTTGGCGTTGCGCTCTACCATGGCAAGTTCTTTCGCCATGTCGAGACTAAGGTAGTAATCCTTCCGCTTGCCGCCGCTTACTAATAATCTAGTAAGCGTTATGAAGTCTTGATTCTCCTGAAAACCGAAGTCTTCAACACGGTTTCTAATCCAGTCATTAAATCGCGCCTTGACTTCAAGGAACGCGTGCAGATCGCGCGCGTTGCACGTCTGAATAGCTTCTCCACCGATGCGGGAGGGTTCGATCTTGATGAGTTCGGTCATTGATAAGCCTCAAACGAAAAAGCCCCGGTGGTTGGCCGGGGCTCTTTGTTATTAGAAGGGCATGTCGTCATCGACTGGCGGATCAGGCGGCATAGAAGCCGCGCTGGAGGCCTGTGCCTGCGTTCCTCCGTCAAGCTTGCGCACCGCCTTGGGATGTTCCTTCAGGTTCTTAAGAAGCGCGGGGATGGCCGTGGCTTCAGTCGCGCCCGAATCGACCTCCTTAGCGGTTCGACCGGTGGCCGGATCGAATGCGCGTCGGATCGTCATGTCGTTGGCGATCTTTACCTCCCCTAGATAGAGGTATTCGCGGGGCTCTGCTTCAAGGACGAGGCCGATGGGCTTTCCTTCGATCGCCCTGCCGCGATAGCCCTTCACGATCTCACCCTTCATGTTGCGAACCTTCCCCTCCGCCCATTCGACAGAGTCTGTCTTAGAGACATACATCATGGACTGAAAGATGCCCATGCCGTACGCCTCTTCGCCGTCGCTCTTGATGATGCAGAGCGATAACCATGCAGTAGTCCCTTCATTCGATTCGAAATAAAAACGAAGCATTGCCGCCCCATTCTTCGTTTCGTATTGTTCGGCCTGCAGGATCTTTCCTTTGTAAGCCCCAGTTTCAAAGATGCGGGCGGGGGGGTCGCTCCTGATGGCAGCTGCCTTGTCGGCCTTGATGGTTCCGATGATCATTTAGATTCCTTTGCCGATTCTTCGGCGGGTGTTGAAATTCCGTAGTACTCGCAGATGGCCTTATCTACCGCCGCGAGGTCGTTGTCGATGACGTCTTCATCGAAAAGCCCCATGGGGGATTTGACCGTGTCGCTGCCCGAGTTGTGAGTGCGGAAGCCGTAGCGGCCGCCGTCAACGATGGTTCGCAAGACAGTGGTAAACATGCCTTCGACGACAATCTTTTCAGAAAGCATCTTGCCCAGCGTCTTGATTCGGGTCGTCCCGTCCTCGTCAGTTTGCGTGTGGGCGAGGACATAAACGCGCTTATCCGGCCCGAGCTCGCTTGCGGCCTTGGCAATGTCGAAGCCCGCGCCGCCGATGGCCGTAAATTTGTCGTAGCCCTTTACGTCTCGCGCGGCCATGAACATATTGGCTAGCACATACTGCCAGTCATCAATGATGATGATGTCCTGCGGGGCGCGGTGCATGGCGGTCACGATCTTCGCCGCATCAGCGCAGACAAAGACATTTCCGCCGTCGCCCTTGGCGCGTACTTCCTTCCACCCATTCGAGCGGAAGGGGAGGGGCTTGCGTACTGGCTGAATCAGCAGGCACTTAGCCGGGTCCAAGTTGCGCAGGGAAGCGGTCTTGCCGCTCCCCGACTCTCCGAGCACTAGTGTTCCGTAGCTCATGTATGATTCTCCGTGTGGTTAAAACGCGAAGACTTCATCGAACTCTTTTCGCATGCGCTCGATGTCGTCTTCGTCTTGCCCGGACATAGGGAGGTTTGCGGAGGCCTGTTCGGCTTCCCAAACCTCTTTTTCTTTCTGGTCATTCGGTGTCATTTGAACCACCTTTCCAAGATGTAGCGAATGAGGTCGAAAAAGCCCGCCTGTTTGGGGGCGGGCTGTGCGGTTGTTCGCAGCTGTTCGGCCGCTCTTGGTCGTCTGGCGGCCCCGGCGCGCTTCTGCTTCCGGCTGCTTGAGCCATTCGGCCCGGTCTGCTGAGTCGGTTGTCATCGGAAAAATCTCCCTAGTAAAAAGGCGAGCCCCTGGAGGAAGCTCGCCTTGGTGTGTTTCGTTGCTTTGGTCTTGCGCTCTCTCGCTCGGGCGTTGCGCGCTGCGCATGCCCTGCGCTGGCGCTTGCTGAGCTGAGAGCGATGCCGGTGCGGGTGCTGGGGGATGGTTATTGCGGTTCCTTCTCTGAGCGGGTGAGGTCACTCCAAAGCGCGAAGAGTGCGAGACGCTTTGCGCCTAGCTTGGCGTCCAGTTCACCTATCAGGCGATGAACTTCATCTTCCTTGCCCTCCTCGTAGCGCTCTCGGATGATCGAGAGCTCTCCGGTCTCGTCCTTAGACCAAGCGTGAGACTCGCGGAGCTTCTTGAAGATCTGAATGAGCTCCTTTTTGGTGCGCCTGATCATGCGGCGTCCTCAGCACGGTCGCGCTTGTTCTCCTCGTACTCGTACTGAGACCATTCCTTGCAGGCCCGGTCGGCCTTGTGCAGGATGCGGTCGATTACGTCGAAGAACTCCCCGCCCTTGGCGGCCTCGCGGTCGAACGCTTCGCGGAACCCCTCGACGTTGTACAGGGAGCGCTCGAGGACGCGGCGTGCGCGGGTCTCGCGGTCATAGCTGGAGAGGAGCGCCCACCACACCCCAAGTTCGTAGAGATCGCGGTAGAAGTCGATCTCGAGCTCAGCCGCTCCGGAAAGGCAGCGCGGAGTGAATTCGGTTTCGTTCATGATGAAGCCTCAGTTGGTAGCGAGGTATTTGAGGAGGTATGAGCCGCCGTAGATGACAAGGCACATCGTCGCGAAGAAGATGACCCCGCCGATGACGCCGATCATCTGAGCTTGATGCTCTCTGGCGAGCTCAGCCGGGGTAAAGCCCTTGGCCGGGCGGCCCGTCAGCGCGTCGAGCAGGAATTCCGTGAACTTGGTCATTTGCGGCTCCTCATCTGGTGAGCAAGTGCAGCACCCGCCGCGAAAGCGAAGCCCTCGCGGTCTTCAATGTCCTCGTCAATGTCGAGGAGCTGCTGGAGGTGTCCGCGAAGAAGAGCAGCAAGCTCCACGTCGGCCGTGTAGATCGCCTTATGGATCACGCTTCGGAACCCCTTGCAGGCCTCCCACATGTCGGCGTGGTTGAACAGCCGGAAGTCCACGAGGGTTTTGTAGGTGCTCATGTCGTGCTCAAAGAAAAGCCCCCAGCGCGCGAAACGCTGAGGGCGTGAAAAGTGGTAGGTCAGGTTCAAGCCGTCTCCCGGAGACGTGCCTTGCATGGGGGCGCAGCATTCTTGGAATAAATGCCGAGGAAGCGGCTTGAAGCTGGGCTCTCAGAGGAGAGCATGAAAAAGCCCCCGCACCTTTCGGTACGAGGGCCTGATTGTTCGCGTCAGCGGTTAGTGACGATGCTTTGGGGGAAGACCGCGAAGTAGGTACAGGGCGAATGCCGCACCGATTACGCCAAAGATGGCTACTAGCGTCCATAAGTCCATGTTCATCGCTCCAAAAGGTATGTGAGTAAGAGGCTGACCGCCAAGAACCCCAGTCCAATCAACGCCCCTTGGAAGTTGTACTGGAAAAGCCCTAAGGCCAGACCTGCAACACCTACTTTCTCATAGATGTCGGCGATCCTTTTCACTAGAGCCCGTTTTTGATTGTCAGTAAGTGTCACGTCGTATCCCCGTGTGTCTCTGCAATCCATTATACGAAAAGCCCACCTCAGCCCGCTCTTGAGAATGGGCTGAAGTTGGCCTTCTCCCTCTGGGGTAAGCTGAACTTGTCGCGGCTCTCACATTGCGACTTTGTTCAACTACCTCAGAGGAGAAAACATGAGTGTTTATGACGTGCTTGCTCAAGCGATTGAGGAGCGCCGGGTGGTGACATTCACATACGATGGATTCCTGCGCGTCGTTGAGCCTTTCTTGCTCGGCACCACCACCGCAGGGCGTCCCGCGCTGCGCGCTTACCAAACAGCAGGCGGTAGCAGGTCAGGCACAGTGCCCGGGTGGCATCTGTTCTCGCTTGGCAAAATCGTTGGCCTAACCACATGCCAAAAGCAATTCTCCGGTGAGCGACCGCTCTACAACCCCGCTGACGAAGGTATGCAATCCATCGGCGTTCATATTTAGCCTGAGCGCCGCAGTTACACGGCCCCGGCGGAAGCGCGGGGCCGTTGTGAACTGCACAATCGCTGTCGTGTTGAATCATGGTGTTCTCCATTCAGATTCAAGTCTCCTCCCGGAGAAGCCTTAAATCACTCTCTCGCTCCGAGAAGAGGCTTGAATCTGAGGTCTCCTTCGGTGCGAAGATATGAACGTCGGACTCCCATTCGACATTCCGTATCAACTCACCGAAGGAGAAATCCTGTTCGATGATCTGAACCCTCAAGGTTTTTATCCGGGGGAGAACCTTCCAAAACTCTCAAAGGCTGAAGTTTTGTTCTTTGGCCTGCTCATGTCCGGTGCGATCAAGTTGGATCGCATCCCCACAACCAAAGCAGGTGAGGAGCTCGACTACTTTGATGAGGGCGACTATGAAGTCATGAACCCGCTGAATCACGATCTCGAGTTGCTGGCTGATCTCTATGAGAAATGCCGCCGGTTTGCGGCTCGCCGTGATGAACAGAAGTAAGTTGCCGTAAGGCTTCAACCTCATCGAAGAAGGCGCTTAGGGCTTCCTCGAACGCCTTCTTTTGGTTTTCAACCTCTTCCCGCGTGATTGGAGCGATGTAACTGCCGCCTGTTCCCAAAACATTTTTGCCTTCGCGAAACGAGGCAGCGTTAATCGCCTGCGCATACGCACTCGCGGCAATCAGAAGCCAGCGCAATTCGTTTTCGGCCGTCTTGCTCCTCCCAGGAAGCGAAGCTTGAAGTATCGCTTGGCGTCAATTTCCATCTCTTTCTCCTATGAAAAAGTCTGTGAAAGCGTCATCGGTGCAACGAACTGCTTCGCCCATGATCGGATAGCAAACAGCATCGAATGCGGCATAGGCGGCCGCCAGCGCATAGATGATCCGAGCATCTTCTTCTGTGATCGGTGTAACGATAAGGCGGCCGTCTTCGATGTCTACCTTCATAAATCCTCCTAAAAATAGCCCACAGAAGCGCTCTCAGAAGAAAGCGCTTCAATTGGCCCTCTCCCTCGCCGATGGTCTGAACCAACTCCCGGCGGGGGAGATTCACTGCTCAGGTCTGCCCGTGTGCGTTTTTGTCCGCTCGGCGGGAGGTACTAGCTCCGCGCCTTGAAGGCTTTCCCTGAGCCCGTCTGACTAATCATCATCCGGTGCACCTCTCCGCCTTTCGGGCGGGGGTGGAGGTTGCATTCGAAAAAGCTTTTTGCTCTCTCGACAAAGCAAACTTTACACGTGCAAGCAATGAAAAGCAAGTTAAACTTGCCTGTAAGCCGTGATAAAGGCAAGTTTATTTTGACCGAAGTCAAAAAAAAGGCCCGCTCTATGGCGGGCCAAGTCGGGTTGAAGAGGGTTACGTGCGGAAGCCGTTAAAAACAAAAATCACGCGTCCATGTATATGAGCTCCCTCTAATTCATCTCTGGTCAATGTGGTCGGTGGATAGGCGGGATTGTCAGAGATAAGCGTCAATGATCTGTTGAAATTGATCTGCACACGCTTAATGAATACATCCTCGCCGTTGATAAATACGTAAATTCCATCTCCGCGTGCTTCAGTCTGATGCGTGTCCACAAGTACCAATCCGCCCCTGCTGATAGTTGGCTCCATGCTGTCGCCTGCGGCGCTAATGATCTCGAATTGACCTTCGCGAATACCGTGTACGCCGGGCAGTGATCTTAAGAATTCATCAGAAAACTGCATCGCACCGACATTATTGGCTTGATATGCCGGCGAACCAGCCCCGCACGCCCCGTATGCATCAAGAACCGGAACTACCGTCCACCCCGCTCGGGATGGCACTGCAGAAGAGTTAACGGCCGGCATATATGCTGGTTGGTCGTAGCTTTCATCGCCGGTGATTTGTCCGGGAGTTACGCCTAAAAAGTCCGCCAATTTTGAGAGCTTTTCAAGGCGAGGATTCCCTTTAGTTGCCCACCTCTGAACCGCTTGCCGCGTGACCCCGAGAGCCTCCGCGACCTGTGCGTGAGTAAGCCCCTTTGCATTCAGGATGGTCTGTAAGTTGCTCGGCATAAATCCTCCATAGCGCTAGTGTCAGGAAAGCTTGCGTACCTCGCAAGCAAGTTAATCTTGCGCTATACTTTGCTCTAAAGCTAAAACAACTTGCTATAAAGCAAAAACGCTATGACAGAAAAAAGCTCTAATGCCGTACAGAGGGCTGTGGAAAAACTGGGCAGTCAGAAAGCTCTGGCAAAGGTATGCACCCCGGAAGTATCCAGACAGGCGGTTGCCTTTTGGATAAAGCTGGGGTACGTGCCGGCAAGGCATGTCCCGGCCGTAAACCTCGCGACGGGGATCCCGAGAAGCGAACTTAACCCACTTTTTAAGTGAATAGCTATCGGTGAGTTCTTCATGGGAAGCCGCGCAAGAAACTTCGTGCTGGTTCATCGGCGCGCCGGAGGTTTCGCTCAAGCAGTCCTCGCCTATCTCGCAGACTGCATGAACGATCAGTCGGGCCGTTGCGATCCGACGCGAGAAACAATCGCTGAATATTTCAGCGCAAAGGACGATCCGTGCACCGTCAAGCGCGTGGAAAGGGCGCTTGCACGCCTGCGCACTCTTGGATACATCGAGTCCAAGCGCGTTCCCTATACGCGGCAAACGTCCGCCGGGCAGGAAGGAGGATGGCACAACTCCTATGTCTTAGTCGGCTTCGTCCCCGGCGATTCGAATGCCGTGAGGGTTACCGACATTTCGGACGTTACCCCCAAAACGGACGTTACCCCCAAAACGTCCAAGGGGTCACCCCCAATTTGGAAAGGGGTCACCCCCAATTTGGAAAGGGGTCACCCCCAAAATGGGGGCATAAACCAGAAAGAACCAGAAAGAACCAGAAGTGAACCAGAGTCTTCTATGCGCACTTCCGGAAATTCGTCGGCTATCGCCGCCGTCGCATCTGCGCAAGCGCAGACGCCCTATCCCGAAGACTTCGACCAGTCTCTTTTCGATGAAGCGATGCTCGCGACACAAGACAGTGAGCAGGCTCCTGAGGCTCTCCCTGATCCCGACGCTGACTTGCCCCCAAAGAAGCAGCGGAGATCTCAGCAGCCGAGAGTGCCCTTTCCGGAAACGCTCCCTGATGACTGGGCAGAGGCAGCAAAGATCGCCAGACCGGACATAGATCCGCAGCGCGTCTTCCTCAAACTTCGAGCGCGCTACGCGCCCACAACTACAAAGAAAACCCTCGCGACTTGGAAGCGCGAGTTCATGAATTGGATCGGAAAGGAGTTCGCATATGACAACCGCTATCGGAGCAGCGCTCAAAAGCCTCAGCGGACGCTTGGCGCAACAGACACGCGAAGTCTCAACCACCGAAACTTCGGGAAGTGGGCGTCGCACGCCGTATGACACGCAGTGGGGTGAATGCCCGAAGCACGGCCGCTATAAGGCTTACTGGGTCGATGACGGCGGCACCTTCCACTACGACACCTGTCCCGGCTGCCGCCGTCAGGCTGAGGTCGCCAGGTCGCTCGAGATTGCCATCCCTCCGCGCTTCCGCGGCGTCACCGTCGCTTCCTTCGAGTGCTTCTCCGAGCCGATGAAGCGCGCCAAGGAGTCCATCGTCGCCTGGGGGCGTGAGGCCGATGTCTCCATCGCACGCGGCCGCTCATTCATCTTCACGGGCGACGCTGGCACCGGCAAAACGCATATGGGCGCGGCGCTCGTCGCGCTTGCTCTCCGCTCGGCCTACACGGCCAAGATGCTCACGGCCTCCGAGCTCATCTCGTCCATCTGCCAGACCTACGACAAGGCTCCCGACAGCGCTGAGCGCACGGCCTCGGTGAAGCAGGCGTACTTCGACCTTGACCTCCTCGTCATCGACGAGCTGGGGCGCTCGCCTGTCTCCGCTCACGGCGCAGACCTCCTTTTCGAGGTCATCAATCGGCGCTACGAGCAGTGCCGACCCACTGTGCTCATCAGCAATCTCCCGCTCGTGGCCGACGGAGACGGCCTTTCCATCACGTCCCTTATCGGCGACGCCGCTGTCTCCCGGCTTCTCGACGGCGGCAGGGTCATCGCCTTCGACTGGGAAGACTATCGCCGGCGCGAGAAAAAGGAGGCGGCCTGAGATGCGGTCAGCGCTTCTTCTTCCGAGCCAGAACGCGTTGGATCAGCTCAGTCGCTTTCCCCGGCCGAGCCAGGAACGAATCAACTATCTGGTTCAGGAATTCCGACAGCAGATCAGCAATCTCATGAGCCTCCTCGTTGCTCTGCGAAAAGTCGATCTCACTCACGCGGTGCACTGCGGAATTACCGACGAGCCTCAGCGCATCGGCCATTGGCTTGAGCGTATCCGGACTGATGGAACCCTCTACCGGAATCCACAAACGCTTCATCCACGCCTTCTCACGGTGGATCAGCCGGACGACCTTCATCATGAGGGAGCGACATGAGTGAGTGTCTTCGCTGCCGCAACTGCGCACCGCTCGAGCCGCTGCCGAAAGGCGATCCGCTTCGCCTCCACAGAGGCCAGTGGGGGATGCTCGCCAGAGGCCTCGTCTACTGCTCTCTCCCCGGGGAGATCAGCGGATACAAGCGATTTCGCTCCGTCGAGTCCGTGGACTACTGCGAGCACTTCGAGCCCGAGCCCGATGCCGACCGCATAGCACGCCGCTTTGAAACCGTCCGAATCCTCCGCGCCGCTTTCGACCAATGGCGCAAAGAACTTCAATCAAAGGCCAAAACGAAATGACGCTCAAGAAAGTCACCCGTCTCATGTCCATCGATCCGCCTTCCAAGGAACACACGCCGAAGCGCCCGCCTTTCACTTTCACTGAGGTGGACATCGACGACATCTCCACCTATCCGCCTGAAGGTGCCGCGCTCTTCTTCGTCCTAAAAGAAGGAGCCTGGGATCGCTTCTACGGCGAACGACGCGGTTTTACGATCTTCGCTGACCTCTATGGGCTGACGTTCAAACTCGATCAGATCAAAGCATGGAGCCCAGCCGGCTTTACGAAGTATGAAGAACGCACTCGAGAGGAGAAGAAAGTCCGTGGTTAAGCTCAACATTCCCGGTACGCCTCAGGGCAAGGCACGTCCGCGCTTCTCTCGCACCGGCCACGCCTATACGCCCGATGAAACCCGTCGCTACGAGGCCCGTGTAGCCGTTCTTGGCAAGTACGCGATGTGCAACCGAGACATCATGCGCAGGGCAGTCAAGATTTCTATCCTCGCTGCTTTCCCTGTGCCTGCTTCGTACTCGCAGAAACGCCGCGCAGCATGCCTGCAGGGCTGCGAACGACCTGCCAAGAAGCCGGATATGGACAACATCATCAAAATCATCTGCGATGGACTCAACGGCATCGCGTGGAAGGATGACGCTGAAGTCGTTGAGGTCTCTGCTGCCAAAACGTACGCAGAGTTCCCATCCGTCACCGTCTACATCGAGGAGCTTTCATGATCGATCCGATATTCTCCAAACGCTTGCAAAACTGGAGTCGGTGCATTCGAGCTCGCAGGAAATCATTACCTTCGCCGACAGCTCAGGTATTAAACGAACTCCGCCTGAAGTATGGCCCTCCAGCTATTGAGGAGTACCGGAACGAACCTCCAATCTCGAGTGCTGATATGGCTGATGCGGAAAAGCTATCTGCTGCCTATGGGGGACCCTGGCTAACTCCACAGGAAAAGCGCGTGCTTCAAATGGTCTATGGAGAAGGGAGGCACGTCGGTTTGTGCGCTAGGGAACTCCGCGTGACGTATCGCGGTTTCTTGCGTGCATTTGATGGCGTGTGTCAGAAGTTCCAGAGAATCATCAAAACGTACTTTGACAACGATGGTTGAGGTATGTATACTGAACATACAATTTTTAGCCGACTTCCATTGCGATTTCGAGAGTTTTGCCACGGGGCAGCCTTTTTGCACCCGAAAGAAACGTAAGCCCAGTCAGAGATGACCGGGCTTTTTTGATGCCGGAATAAGTAGCGTCGAAATACATAACATTTGCAAAAATGCTAACCTCATGGTAGAATATTCACGTGTTCAACCAATAGAGGAGATCATGAAGCAAAGTGAATTTCTTCGGTGGCTTAAGTCGAGAGGCGTTGAGGTCACCCACGGAACCAGACACCTTCGCCTGAGAGTCCCGGGGAACCCAAAAACGCAAACCATGCCTCGACACCCCGGCGCAGAGATGAATGAAAGTATCCGCAAGGACATCATTCGCGATCTTGGCCTGAAGGAAGTCTCTAAGAAATAAAACACACCCCCGCCTTAGCCGGCGGGGCTTGCTGCATGATCGTATGTCTGACAAATGTCAAATTTCGATTTTCCATGCCGCTTTGAAAAGCTTAAGGACGGCACTGAGATTGTTCGTTGCCGGGATCTGCCCGAACTTCTGTCATATTCCGTGGATGGCGAGCCTCTTGAAAATTGGGCCCGTTATGCCGTCGAGGATTGTGTCGAGTTCCGTATTAAAGATGGAGAACTTATTCCGGAGGCGTCACCTGCGCTTCCCGGTGAATATGTTGTTCATCTGAGCGCAAATCAGGTTGCAAAAATTCTGCTTTCAAATGCGATGGCGCGCGATGGTGTTTCTCGCGTCGAACTCGCTAAGAAGGCCGAACTGAAGCTTCCTGAAGTGACGCGGATTCTCGACGTTCGCCATCCTACGAAGATCGACCGTATTGAGGCCACTCTTCGGTCACTCGGCCATAGGCTTCAGCTGTCGATTGCCTAAAATCAAACCAGGACCGAACCAGCTTTTCACTTTGCTTCACTGGTTCCGGGTCCTGAGCACAAGGGCTTCTCTCCGGAGAGGCCCTTTTCTTTTTGGGGTAGGACGATGCCTGAAGTTCCACAAAAGAAAAGGAGGTGCTATGGCATCAAAACCGAACGCCTCCAAGGGCGGAAGACCATCAACCTATACGCCGGAGCTTGCGGAGAGAATCTGTGATTTGATTCGTGAAGGCAAGTCAGAGCGTCAGATTTGCAAGATGCCTGGCATGCCGGATGCGGTAACTCTTCGCAGATGGAAAGACACCAATCCAGAGTTTTGCACTCAGTCCGCGCGCGCGCGCGAAGCAAGCGCCGAGAAGTTCAACGATGAATTGCTTGAGCTTCAAGCAAATTTGAACAATGAACTGCAGACGCGATTGCTGAACGGCGATGACTTTCCGAAGGGAACTGTTGAAGCCTTCAAGGTGCTGATGCAGGAGAAGGCTCGCCAGATTTCGTGGCGTGATGATTCGCGCTACGGCGATCGCAAGACCGTGAAGATTCAGAGCGACACGCCTGATCTTTCCACGATCGACATGGAAAAGCTCAAGGCCGCAAGAGAGTTGCTGTATGACGAGACTCCCGACACTGATCGAACTTGATCAGGAGATTGCGCGGCGCAGCCTGTCCGAGTTCTGCAAGATGGCATGGCACGTGCTCGAGCCTGCTACACCGATCAAGTGGGGGTGGGCGCTCGATGCAATGTGCGAGCATCTCGAGGCAGTGCATAACGGCCAGATCAAGCGCCTTCTGATGAACGTTCCGCCGGGCATGATGAAATCACTGCTCACTGGCGTCTTCTTTCCTGCTTGGGAATGGGGCGCAGGCGGAAATCCTTCTCTGCGATATCTGACAACTGCGCATAAGGAAGACCTCGCAATCCGAGACAACCTGAAGTGTCGACGCTTGATCTCCTCCGATTGGTATCAGGAGCGATGGAGCGTCGAACTGTGCGGCGACCAGAACGCAAAGAAGAAGTTCGAAAACACGGCTACTGGCTTTCGTGAGTCTATGGCTTTCCGAAGCCTCACTGGCTCTCGAGGCGACCGCATCATCATCGACGACCCGCTGAGCGTAGACGACGCCTTTTCAGAAGCCGCGCTCTCCGCTGCGGAGCAGACCTTCCTAGAGGCCGTTCCGTCCCGTGTGAACAACCAGGACTCGGCGATCATCGTCATCATGCAAAGGTTGCACGAGCGCGATACGGCCGGGATCATCCTGAGCCGCCAGCTGGGCTATGAGCACCTGATGCTCCCAATGCGCTTCGAGCCGGAGCGCCGGTGCGCGACATGCATCGGCTTCACGGACCCGCGCACTGAGGACGGAGAGCTACTCTTCCCGGAGCGCTTCTCCGAAGCGCAAGTCTCCGAGATGGAGCGAACGATGGGCTCTTTCGCGACGGCCGGCCAGCTTCAGCAGAGACCGATGCCGCGCGGCGGTGGGCTCTTCAAGTCCGACTGGATTCAGCACTGGGACAAGCTCCCGGAGCGCTTCGACGCGGCCGTTATCTCGTGGGATATGACTTTTAAAGAGTCCGCGACATCCGACTTCGTGGTCGGGCAGGTGTGGGGACGAAAGGACGGCGCTTTCTACCTCGTCGACCAGTTCCGGGGACGCTGGGACTTTGTGAAGTCGCTCGAGCAGTTCGTAGCGGCCGCGAGGAAGTACCCGCGGATCACCCGAAAGCTCATCGAGGACAAGGCGAACGGCCCGGCGATCATCAGCGCGCTCAAAAGGAAAGTGACCGGCATCATCCCGATCACTCCGAAAGAGAGCAAGGAAGCCCGAGCGAACGCGGTAACGACGCTCTGGGAGGCCCGGAACGTCTACCTGCCGCCTCCGGACCGCTATCCGTGGGTGGCGCAGGACTTCATTCCTGAGCTCCTCGCATTTCCGTCAGGTGCTCACGATGACACCATCGACGCGATGAGCCAGGCATTGACGGATCTAAATAAGCACAGCGGCTTGCATATCGATCCGACGAATCTAGCTTACTTACTTGGACGGTAGGCACAACTCATGCAACCTGAACTGACGTTACGCGCTTGGGGCGCTTTGATCATCTTGTATGCCATAGGCGCGTCGGTGGCCATATTCGCAATTGCAAAGGCAGTTGAGGCCGTTGTCGACTTGGTCGGGCATGTGCGGTGGCAGGCCGCAAGGCGCCGCGTTTTCCGCCGATTCCTGAGCGAATGGCGCAAAGTGGAGATTAAGCATTGTGAGCAAGAAGAAAAGAAAGACGGCGAAAACCCAAGCGCCTAACGGCAAACTCCTCGCGCAGGCAAAGCGCATCGCCGCGCTTGAGGAGATCGACCGCACGCTACGCACGCCGCCGCAAGCCACTCAGCTCTTCGAGACGGTCGAGAAGGTGAGGGAGCGTTTCGCCCCTCCGGTGACTCTCGGGGTGTCTGAAAAAGAGCGCCTAGCGCAAGATGAGGCACTTTCTGACGCGGGCTTTTATGGCGCAATTCATCGCAGCCTTCAACAGCACGGCTACGAGCTCGGGCAGTACCCAGTGACCTCTTTCGTAGGTTACGGCGCGCTTCAGCAGATTGCGCAGAACGGCATGATCCGAGCTTGCGTGCAGACCGTTGCGGATGATATTACCCGCGAGTGGATTACGATCACGGGCGATGACGCGGAGGCTGTTGAGGAGATTCAGACACTTCAAGAGAAGAAGTACCACCTACGCACGCTCTTTCATGAGGCCGCAACACTAACCGGATACATGGGCGGGGCTTTTATCTACGTCGACACCGGCACGGAAAATCCCGAGTTGCCCCTGCGCTACTCAAACGAAAGCGCAGAGCTACAGCCGGGTACGAAGCTCCGGTTTGTCGTGGTCGATCCTGTGAACGTATCGCCGGGCGACTACAACGCCATCGACCCGCTCAAGTCCGACTACCTCAAGCCCCGCTACTTCTGGGTGCTGGGAACGAAGGTGCATGAGTCGCGCTTGCTTAGGCTTTTTGACAATCCGCCGCCGACGCTTCTGCGACCGGCATACAACTTCCTTGGCATTCCGCAGGCTCAGATCCTCTGGGACTACGTGATGCACTGGAATCAGTGCCGGGTCTATACGGCCGACTTGGTGCGCAAGGTCTCGCTTCTCGTTTTCCAGACGAGCACGGATGACATCTTCAACTCGCCTAACGGGGTGCGGTTGTTCGACATCCGTATGAAGGCGCTTCAGCGCTATCGCGATAACAACGCCGTGTTCGTCTGCGACAAGGAAGGCGAAAGTGTGATGAACGTGCAGACGTCAATCGCGGGCTGTACGGACGTCGTGCGCCAGTCGCTCGAGATGATTGCGTCGATCAACCGCACGCCTGCCGTGAAGCTCTTGGGCATCAGTCCTAGCGGCTTCAACGCAACGGGCGAAAGCGATATTCGTAACTACTACGATTACATTCGTTCCAAGCAAGAGCTGCGTCGCGAAGCAATTAACACTTGCTTAGAGGCAATTGAACTAGTCGAAATGGGGAGCATCAATTCGAATATCTCCTTCGACTTCAACGAATTGAGCAAGGAAGATGAAGCCAGCGCGGCCATGACCGCTCAGACGCGCGCAGGCGCTCTTGCAACGCTTGCACAAGTTCAGGCAATCAGCGCAGAGGAAATGCGCGAAGCGGTCAAGAAAGAGCCGGCGATGCACTTGGGCTTTTTGAGTGACGAGGTGCCCGAAGGGGAGCCTGAGGATATCGAGGGCTTGCTTGGCGCGCTTCAGCAGGCAACGACCGCAGTGGCAGAGCCTGCTCCAGCATCGAACCCGCCCGACGAATCGCGGCAACTGCTTCAGTCCCTAGGTGGCTTGAATGGCTAAACGCATCAAGACGATCCCCGCGATCGAGCCGAATGCCGGGCTCAAGGCGGCCTTGCAAAAGCGGCTGATTGCTCTCATTGAGAAACAGACGCGCGAGGCAACGGCCGAGCTCCTGCGCAACCTGATCGATTCGGGCTGCTTCACGCAGCCTGTCGAGACGGTTGCGCAGGACGCCGCACTGTGGGGACGCAAAGAGAAAAAGATCATAGATGAGGCGATACGCGCTTTCAAAGCGTCTAATCCCGCCGATGCCGCTCGAAAGCTTGACCTGAGTCTCACCGAGAAAATGGCGCGGTGGATGATTCACGCGGGAGAAAGCGCAAAGCTCGTCTCGGGATGGTTTGTCCGCGCAATGGCGCAAAACGTGACAGCGAGCCAGCGGCGTGCGCTGATACGCGCGGGCATCACTCCTACTCTGCTCAAAGAAAAATGGACGATCCCTATCGTCAAGAATCGATACATGGCGCCGAGCACAGCAAAAGCGTTGCCGGGGCTTGTGGACGGCATGACGGGGCTCATCACCAAAATGCAGGCGGATGACCTCGCCAGAGTGCGAGAGACGATTACACGCGGCCTCTACGAGGGTCAGAGTCTGGGAGAGATCGAAAGCGTGCTGAAAGCCTCTAGGGGCTTCACGGAGGCCCGTGCCAAGCGAGTTGCGCTTGATCAGTCGATCAAAGTCAGTCAGGGCATCCAACGCGGCAACGCCGAGGCATTGGGCATCAAGCACGCGGTATGGGTTCACGTCCCGGGGCGGTATTCATCACGCGAGACGCATATCGCAATGGACGGCAAACGCTTCGACCTTTCCGAGGGGCTTTACGACCCGGCTGTAGGCCAGAACGTAACGCCCGGGTTGTTGCCGTTTTGCCGATGCATTTTCCGTCTAGATATATCGGACATATTGAAATGAACAACGACCGCTATTTACTTGCCCTAGATGCCGAGAGCGTGAGGAGGTATGACAAGAACGGGAACCTCCATGTCACCGTCTCGCACTTGACCAAAGCGCAGGTGCGACCGTACTACGGGCATGAGGTGCCTGACTGGGAGCGTCTGAGGCTCGATCCGCAGAAGATCTATCGCGGATACTGCCCGCCAGAGGAGCTGAGCAAGCCCGAGACGATCGAGAGCACGAACGGCATCCCGATTCAGCTCAACCATCATCCAGACTACGCAGACGCGCCGCAGATCAAAACGCGCGTCGGCTCCACTGGGACAGACGGCGCATTTAGAGCGCCATACCTAGACAACTCGCTGCACTTCACTGTTGAGGATGCAATCAAGCGCATCGTCGATGGGTCGATGCGTGAGTTGTCTCTTTCGTACAGATATACCCCTGACTTCATCCCTGGCAAGACGCCGGACGGCGAAGACTATGACTTCGTTATGCGTGACATTACCGCCAACCATGTTGCGCTGGTGGAGCAGGGCCGCGCGGGGCGCGATGTGTTGGTGCAAGACAGTCACTTAAGAGAGGCTCAACCTATGGACGTGACGGAAAAGAACGCGGCTCCCGTAGCCGCAGCTGACGGCGATCCTGCCGTCGAGAAGAAGGAGGTGGCACTTGCTGACGCAATCGCCGCTGCCGCCGATGGGATCAAAGACCTGCATGAGCAGGACGAGGAGGGGAATGTGGTCGACAAGCCCGCTGAAGAGGCGCAAGCCGCTGACGAGGACAAGGACGCAGCCATCAAGCGAATCATCGCCGAAATGGTTTCCAAGGGCATGAAGCCTGAGGATGCCGAAGGCTTTGCCGATGCGCTCAAGGGGCTCGCCTATGCCGAAGCCGAGGCCGAAGATGAGGACATCAACATCGGTGAAGAGGCCGAAAAGCCTGCCGAAGATGAGGACGAGTGCGCTCAGCTCATCCAGGACGGCCTGAAGGCCTGCGGCTACGACGAGGAGCCTGAAGAGTTCCAGAAGGCGTTTGCCGAGGGTGTGCGCTATGGCGAACGAAAGGAAAAGACCGAGCCTGAAAAGCTCGATCGTGAGCATGAATCCGAAGGCGAAGAACGCGCACTGGGGCAGGACGCCGCGCTTAAGCGTGTCGAACGCCGCATCGCTCGACGCTTTACGGCAATGGATGAGTGCGCTCAGACGCTCGGTCGCGTCCGCTTCAATGCCTACGACTCTGCCGAAAGCGTCTATTTGGCCGCGCTGGAGCAGGAGGGTGTGAGCATCAAGGGCGTTCGTCCCGAAGCCGCCCGCACCGCTTATCTCGCCTTCATGGCCGGCAAGAAGGTCTCTGCCAAGCGCTCGCTCGCTCAGGACGCCCAGCTCAAGACGGGCAAGGCCGACTCCATTCTCTCCACTAAGCTTTCTCAAATCAAGAAGGGGTATTAATCATGGGTTTTCAGGCAGTTGTTAAGACTGATCCTGCCGTCGGCATTGCTGGTCAGGAAGTGAATCCGAAGCAGGCCGTTTACACGGCCTTCAACTACGTCTCCGACGGCACCGTTCAGGCAGGTACTTTCTGCTTTGCTACGGCGCTCAAGGGCAACGTTACGGGTGAAACGAACATCGTCTCCCTCAAGGGCACGTCCGGTGCCAAGCCCGTCGGTTTTGTCGAACGTGACGTCATCGCTTCGATTCCGACGCTCACTGCTGACGCATCGCAGGTCTATCCGCAGGGCGCCTGCCCGCCGATCGCCATTCGCGGCCAGTTCTATGCTGTCGCTACGGGCGCGGTTACGGAAGGCCAGTCCGTCCTGTGCGATCCGGCCACGGGTGCCATTACGTATGGTGCCGCCGGCACTACGAACGACACGGGTTGGCGAGTGATTTTCCCCCGCGGCGTCAAGAGCGCCGCCAAGGATGATGTCGTGATTTATCAGAACTTTGGCGTTACGGTTGCGACCGGCGCAATGGCCGCCGCTCTCGCTGACTCTGCAAAGGTTGACGAGGCCTCCGCGGGCTAAGGAGGTTGGGCTTATGGCTTACTCTCCTACGTTGTGGAAACGCGGCGACATCATCACCGCCGAGAAGCTAAACAAGGTCGAGACGGGACTGCAGGCCGCTGCCAGCGTTGACATTCAGTCTGCGCAGGCAACGACGCTCGCCGCCGGGGCTCCTGCAACTGCTGTCATCGAGGGTGGCGTTCTGAAGCTCGGCATCCCTCGCGGTCAGACGGGCGCGCAGGGTGCCGCCGGTGCTCAGGGTGCCAAGGGCGACACTGGTACACAGGGCGCTAAGGGTGAAACGGGCGCTACGCCTACGATTACCGCTACGGCCACTGTTGACGCCACCGTCGGCACGCCCAAGGTCACGGTAAGCAAGGGCGGCACGACGACCGCGCCGACGTTTACCTTCGCTTTCACGGGGCTCAAAGGCGCAACGGGTGCTCAGGGTGTCGCGGGTGCGACTGGGGCTAAAGGCGAAACGGGGGCTGCGGGCGCCAAGGGCGACCAAGGCGAACGAGGCGCGGCTGGGGCGGCGGGCAAGAATGGCTCTTGCTTCCGTGTCTCTGCAACCGCTCTCGCTGATAGCCAGACGGGCATTGCCGCAACGGCGCTCACGCCTACCAACGCGCAACTTCCCTACGCCGTCGGCGACATCGTGCTGGACGCTACGACGAAAAAGCTTTACGCGGTCACGGCGGCGAGTGGTGGAACGTGCTCTATCGGCACCGCGCTTGCAACGCTTCCCTAAACAAACTATTTGGAGGAGTGGCCTTTGTGATGAGCAAAGGCCATGAATATTCATATGGATCAAAACTTTCTGAATGCCAAGGCGCGCGGCATCGAGGCTCCGTACGCCGTCGGCTTTATGCCGTTCGATGAAAAGGACGGTCGCATCGTCCTCAAGAACATCAACCGCGACCAGCTCGCACAGGATGCCGCGCTTTCCACGCAGCCGAACGTCGGCGCGCCTGCGGCTCTCTACACGTACGTCGACCCGCGCATCATTGATGTGCTCTTCGGTGTCACGAATGCCACGAAGTTCTTTGACAAGACGCTCGTTGGCTCCTTTACGCAGGACTACGCGACCTTCAGCGTGGAAGAAGTGGCCGGTCAGGTCTCGCCGTACAACGACTTCGCGAACGGCACGAGCACTGATGTCAACTACAACTTCCCGGTTCGCCAGAACTTCCGTTATCAGACGACGATTAAGTACGGCGATCTCGAAACGGCGAAGCTCGCCGAGGCCAATGTCAACCTCCCTGCTCGCAAGCAGAACGCGGCCGCGCAGATCATTGCCCGAGCTGAAAACAAGTTCCAGCTCTACGGCGTTGCGGGCATGGAAATCTACGGCATGCTCAATGATCCGAACATCCCGGAATCGATTTCTCCGGTGTCGGTCAATAGCAAATCTACGTGGGCTGAAAAGATCGCGGCCGACCCGAACAACGCGGCCACGCTCGTGTTCAATGACGTGAACAAGCTGTGGCAGGAACTGACTGCTAACAATGGCGGTCATCTTGACGTGAACGCCCCGATTGTTCTGGGCATCTCCAACAAGATGATTGGCTACCTGACTCAGCCGAACCAGTTTGGCAAGACGGCCAAGGTCATGCTGCAGGAAAACTATCCGAACATCGAAATCGTTCAGCTTCCCGAGCTCTCCACGGCCGCCGGCGAAATGCTCTACATGACGGTCAAGGAAGTGTATGGCGACGAGACGGGCTTCTCCGCCTTCTCCCGCGCCTTCGGCCTCGGTCGCCTGATCGCGCATGAATCCAGCTTCACGCAGAAGGCAACTGCTGGCACGTGGGGTTGCGTGATTCGCCGCCCGAGCCTCGTTGCGACGATGGTCGGCATCTAAAACTCGCAGGCCGTCACGAACGGCCTTTATCTCCACGGCGGGGCGGGTTCACGCCTGCCCTGCCCAACCTCTTGTCACGAATAGGTTTTTTATGGCTCGCACTACTCGTACTCGTAAGGCTTCTGTTCTCGGCACCACGGGCATCATTGCCGACACCGCTGAGCAGGAAGCAAAGAAGGTTTCTGACATCGCAGGCGATGAGATCATTTACATTGCCTGCGGCATGCCCCTCGGGCTCAAGTTTGATGACGTTGACAATGGCAATGGTGGCGCGAAAACCGTTGTTTTCCCGGGGGTTAATCACGCGCTAAGGGGGCAGGCCAAGGGCGTTCTCCTCGGCGCAGGGAATGCCGTCCTGGTGGGCGTAGCACGCCGAGACTGGGAGGACATTAAGCGCAAACATGGTGGCGAGCGCGCCTTCACCGCCATGCCCCCGCTCCTCTGGGAGATGAGGAGCGAGAAGGAATTCAAGGCGCGCCGCGATGAGATTGCCGAGATGCGCACGGGCGTCGAGCCTGTCGATCCGGCTTCGGTCGGCGTTGAGAAGGTAAAAGACATCGAGGCCTAAAAATGGACGTAGCGCTTGATATTGAAGAATTCCGCTCATGGTTCCCGGGGCTGACGGAGGCCGTCATCAATGATGTGCTCTTGGGTGTGCTGTGGGATCAGGTGGGGGCGATTGTCGGCACGACTGACGCAGATAGCTTTGCCCCGTTCGATCCTGATGCGACGCCCCCAGTGCTCGAGCGTAAAGTGCTTCTCTATTACGCGCTGTGTCATATGGCCACGCTCTCTACGCGCGGCGATCAGCCCGGTCGCGTGGCCAGTGCATCAGAAGGCTCGGTGTCGTCATCCTTCGATCTCATCAAGAGCAACTCGCAGTCCGCGCAGTGGTGGAATCAGACGCCCTGTGGGTCTACGTATTGGATGATGACGGGCAAATACCGTCTCGGAGGACGCCTGTACGTCTCTGACAACTATCACCCGTGGGGGTAATGATGGGCATCAAGGTTGACGCAGGCAAGGTGACGCAAAGGCTTGAGGGACTCGCCAAACAGTACGGGAATCGCGCCGCGAAAGTGGTCGAGGTGGGGGTGACTGACGCAAGCATTGCCGAATACGCGCAGTACGTTGAGTTCGGCTGGGTGCAACGCGTCACGCCGAAGCAATCGCTTTTCCTGAGTGGTGCCATTGGACGTCCGGTGCCCCTAAGTGATCGGGGACGCCCGGACTTCAGCAAGGCGGCCATCAAGCCTGGAGCGGCATTAGTAAACCCGCCCCGCCCGTTCCTGCGGGGGACGCTCGTTGCCGAGCAGGAAAAGTGGAAGGGCGTGCTGAAGAAGGCGCTCGAGGGGCTGAAGGATCCTGCGTCGGCGCTTACGGTACTGGGCACTGTGGCCGCGCAGGATGTGCAGGCAACCATTGCAAGTGGCGGGACGACAAAGGAAAAGTTCCAAGAGCGCGCGCCGCTCACGATGGAGCTTTACGCCGCGCAGTCTGCAGGGCGTAAGACTGGGGGAAAAAATCACTCGTCGAAAGCCAGCTCCGCCACGACGCAACCGATGGTTTTGTCGGGGGCGTTGCTTCACTCAATCGCCTTTGAGGTCAAGTGAACATGAGCTTCACGGTTGAGAATCTGGGAGTTGTATGGGGCTAAATTTACATGCAGTGGTACGCGGATCGATCAATGCGATCCACCCGGATGAGGAGGTTCAGCTACTTCACTCAACGGGGTCAGTGCCTGATGAAAATGGCTTTGCCGCTCCGCAGTACGAGCGCACTATGGGCGTCCTGGCACAGGTGCAAAGCGAGGGCGATGCGGCGCTGTTCCATGCCGACATGGCGGGGGCAAACTCGGTCGTGCGTAAGTTCTACCTATTCGCCCCGAAGGACTTTGCAAAACAGACCGCAGGCATCTTTCGCCCGATCTCCCGCGCAGGGGATTACATCCTGCGTAAGGACGGGACTGTATGGGCTGTAGATGCGGTTCTAGAAAACTTTTCAGGCGTCAACTGGTTGAGTGTGCGCGCTACGCTTCAGCTAAGCCCGCCGCAGGGGATTGTATGGTTATGATGCAAAGCCCTCCTACGCGCTCTACGATCGTCTCCGATGAGACGGTCTACAAGGCCGTCAAAGACTTCGAGTTGCTGATGATGTCCGGCCTTGAGGCTACGCACGTCATCGCGGGAAATCAAAACAACCTTTCTCTGCCGGACTCGCGCGATTACGTCGTTAATACGATCATCGCGCACCGTGAGATCGGGACGCCCGTCGAGGCCTATGAGTGGGACACGGCGACTCAGAAAATGGACGCCGTGGTCTCTAGATTGGTCGAGATGAGCGTTCAAGTCGACGTCTATAGCGATCATCCGGAAACGGCCCGTATGCGCGCAGAATCGGTCGCGACGGTGGCCAGAACGGTGTCAGGCTGCGACTTCTTTCAGAAGTACGGCCTATCCAGTCTCTACGCTGATGACGTTCGCAATACAACCGTGGTGGTAGATGAAAATCAGTTCGTTCAGCGTTGGACGACGACGCTCCACATCACCTACACGCACGTCGTCAGGCTTGATGTTGAAAGCACTGATGCCGTGCATGTCGGCGTGCATAACGTCGATGTGCGATTCCCGCCGCGCTGATGTGCATTGTCTTAATTAACTTACCCAAGAGCGCCCCTCAAAGGCGTTTTTTTTATTGGAGGATATCCATATGTCTTTGCCCGCATCCCGCATCGTTGCGGTCTCCCCGCGCGTAATCAGCGGCGGTGGTAGCGATCTAGAAACCAACGGGCTCCTGCTCACGAAGAACACTGTCCTGCCCGCCAGTACGCCCGCGGTGGCCTTTTCGTCGACGGCGGATGTGTCCGCCATGTTCGGAGCCGAAGCCGAAGAGACGGCTTTTGCTCAGCAGTATTTCAGCGGCGTGCAGAATCAGCAGTCGACGCCGAAGAGCCTCGTCATCGCCCGCCGCGTCGACGAAGCGGTTGCGGCGTGGATCCGCGGTGGCAAGCTGGGCGTCACGCTCGCAAAGCTCAAGGCCGTCACTGACGGCGCGCTCAAGATCACGGTTGACGGCGTCGAGAAGACGGCGGCGGCCGTTGACCTCTCCGGAGCTACCTCGCTTTCCGCTGTCGCGCAGACGGTCGCGACGGCCATTACGGGCGTGACCGGATCCTACGATAGCAACACGAACTCCTTTACCTTCACGTCTTCGACGACGGGTGCGGACTCGACGATCGGCTACGCCTCCGCGGGCGACAGCGGCACGGATCTCAGCGCGATGCTTGGCCTCACGCAGGCTGGCGGAGCGGTGCTCTCTCAGGGCGCCGCCGCCATGAACGAAAAGGCGAATCTCGACGCGGTCTGCGAAGTCACGCGGAACTGGGTCGGCTTCACGACGCTCTGGCAGGGGGATCTCGAAGAGATCGAGGCCCTCGCCGCGTGGGCGGACGTCTATGACGACTTCGTCTACTTCCCCTGGTCGAGCGACGAAAAGCTCACGAACGCCCTAACGGCGTCCTCGAGCCCGCTCGCGCAGATCGTGGACAAGTATGACGTGGTCGCTCCGCTCTACTCCCCCGACTGGCGCCTCGCCGCTATGGCGATGGCCTGCGGCGCCTCCATCGCGTGGACCAGAACTCAGGGCATGAAGACGTGGTTCGCCAAGTACGCCTCCGGAATCGCGCCGAACGTCTTGGACGAAGCCTCCGCCGACGCCCTCGAAGCGAACCGCATCAACTTCGTCGGCAAGTACGCGACGCGTAACGATCAGTTCCAGTTCTTCAACCGCGGAACGCTCTCTAGCGACTTCTACGGCTTTGTTGACGTGCTCTATGGCTCGATCTATCTGCGCTCCGCGATCCAGACGAGCTGCATGTCTGGCTTCAAGAATGTCAACCGAGTACCGTACAACGCCGCAGGCGAGGCACTGATTCGCGCGTGGTGCCAGGATCCGATTAACCGCTGCATCAATAACGGCGTGATTGACGCCGGTCTCGCGCTCAATGAATCGCAGAAAGCGCAGATCATGCAGGAGACGGGCGACGACGGCGAGGACGTGATTCGAGCGATCACCTCCAAGGGCTATTGGCTCGGCATCACCCTGCCCGATGCCGCAGGTCGTGCGAACCGCGAAGCGCCTTCCGTGACAATCTTCTACGCGTATGCGGGAAGCGTTCAGGCTCTTTCCGCAGAAGTGATTGCAGTTATCTAGTGAACATCATCGGCCCTGACGGTTTGACCGTTGGGGCCTCTTTTTAGGGGCATAAAATGGCCAGCTCTAATTTTGACGTCACGTCCGCGAACGCTCAGCTCGTTCTCACTGTAGATGAGCTTTACCCGTCCGGCATTCAGCTTCAGCAGTTCAGCGCCGACGGCATTTTCTCCAGCGACTCGATCGAGATGGCGGAAACGCGTCGCTCTGTCGATGGATACATGGTGGCAGGCGTGATCAAGAACATTTCGTCTGTGACGCTCACGCTCGAAGCCTCCTCTCCGTCTGCCTCTGCGCTTGAGTATGTGCGCGATTGCATGGAGGCGAACGATAAGCCGTATGAATGCACTCTAACGTGCTACATCCCTTCGCTGGGGGTCACGCGCACGTTCGTAAAGGGCGTTCTCAAGAGCGCTCCTCCGATGTCGGCGGCGTCTCGCACGATGCAGCCGACGCAGTGGGGCTTTGACTTTGAGCGCGTGCTGTAAGGAGGAGCAATGGACATCTCTAAGCTTGAAGTGCAGGACGGTACGACGCTCAAGAGCTTCACGATTACGCCCATGTCGGCTTACAAGGCCGAGCAGTGGATGTATCGCGCGGCTTTTGCCATGGGGCGTAACGTTGACGACATTCAGCAGGTTTTCAGCGACAAGCCCGCGGATTTGCTGAAGACCATCCTCACGATTCCCTACGACGAGGCACGCCCTCTGCTTGACGATCTCCTTTCGTGCTGCACGCTTGTGCAGGGCAATGCGCTGCGCCGCCTCGAAGGTGAGTCCGCGTGCGCCGTCATCGAGAGCCCGTTGACGCTGACGAAGCTCAGGATTGAATCACTTCGCCGGAACTTCGGTTTTTTCTTCGATGGCGACGCCTTGAAGTCCCTTATGCCGCAAAGTACCGAAACGCCTGCCTCAAAGTAAAGGGTGTGGCGTCCTTTGCGAATGTTCCCAAAATCTGCGGCGCGATTGTCGCCGCAGGTTTGGCCAGTATGGTCGAACTCAAAGAAAAATTGACGCTCGAGGAGGCCTATGAGCTCCTCGAGGTTTTAGAGCTCCGCAACTACCATTCGTGGCTCGCACAACAAAGGCTAGAGAAAGAAAATGGCTAGCGTAGTAGACAGACTCGTAATCGCTCTCGGCCTCGACAGCGAGGAGCTGAACAAAGGACTCGAGAACGCGTCCAAGGCCGTCTCGGACCTCGGCAAGCGGATGGAAGTGAGCGGCGCCGAAATCGATCAGATGGCAGCCAGCGCGTCCAAGTCGACGCTTATGCTCGGCGGAGTCTCTGATGAGGTGGCTGAGCGCATCATGGCGATCGGAACGGCAGGGCAGAAGGCCTCGCTCATCACAGGGCGCGCCATGGATGATCTGGCAGGTCGCATGGAAAAGCTCGGCACGCTTTTCAAGCGGGTAGTTGCGCCATTCGTCGCGGTCTTTTCGGGCCAGCTGCTCTTTCAGAATCTTTCTCAGATGGGCGAGAGTCTCGACATTCTGAGCGAGAGAACGGGCGTTGCCACAGACAAGATCGACGCGTGGGCGAAGGCTAATCGTGATGCCGGCGGTAGCGAGGAGGCATTCAAAAGCGCACTTGAGTCGTGGACGGTAGACAAACGCCGCTCAGCGGATGAGTTTTTCCGCATGGGCGAGGCCGTCAAGGGCATGACCGATCAGCAGGCATCGCACTTTTTGAATGCGATGGGGCTGAGTCAGGATGCGGCCGCAGTCTTTACTAAGTTCAAGGACAGCGCGACCGATGCGGCCGAGGCATACAAGGGCGTCGCCTTTACCCCGGAACAGGCAAAAGCCGCGCGCGAGATGAACATCCGTTGGCGGCAGTTCACGGATCAGGCGCAGGCTCTCGCCAACGCGCTCGCCGTTACCGTGCTCCCGGTCGTGAACAAAGTGCTAAAGGTGATCGGCGACGGCGTTGCCTTCATCAGAGAGCACAGCCGCGCAGTCAAGCTCGTTTTGGCGGGGGTCGGGACTGTTTTGGCCGCTACTTATGGGCGGTCGATCATTCAGGCAATCACGGCCTCGTCGACGTTTTTCAGGGTGCTCAAGAGCGGTCAGGGCATCATGGCAGCGCTCAACGCGACGATGCTCGCGAACCCCGTGGCCGTCGTAACGGCTGCTGTGGTTGCTCTCGCGCTGGCTTTCGATGATCTCTTCGCTTTCATTCGGGGCGGGAACTCGATTCTCGGCCGCTTCCTGAGCTTTATCGGCGTATCTGATGAAAGGATTCAGGCGATCCGCGAGACCTGTCAGGAATGGCTTGACGCCCTCATCAATCTCCCGGCTGAAGCCGTCAAGGCTCTCGGCGAATTGTGGGACGCGATCAAGTCAATCGGCAGCTCCTTCAAAGAAGGCGTGGCGGATTTCTTCGGCGGTGTCGGTGAGTTCTTCGCCTCCCTGCCGGATCGCGTAGCCGGTTCGATCGAGCAAACGATTGAGGCTGTTGGCGCACTGGGTGACGCTATAGGAGACGCAATTGAACGCGGGATACAGTCTGCCATTGACTGGGCGATGAGCTCGTTCAAGGCGTTGGTCGACCAACTTAGCGCGTGGATTTTTGATGCTCTCGATATTGGCGGGAAGATCAAGGGCGCGGCATCAGGCGTCGTGGACTCTGCCAAGGGCGTCATCAAGGATACTTTCGGCGGCATTGCGGACTTTTTCTCGGGGAACGATAGCGACGAGAAGGGGGCGGAAGCTCCAGTTCGAGTAAACGATCCGAAGATCGTTCGTGTCAAGTACGATGCTCCGGTTGCCTACGCCGGCATGCCATCGCAGGAAAGCTCTTCCGACACGCTCGCTCGCTTAGGTGATGCGCTTTCGGGCTTCTTCAGCGAGACGCCTATGCAGGCAACTGTCGGGAGCTTTGCAGCGGCTAAGTCTGCAATCGCAGGCCCGGGCGTGACGAACGACATGCAGATTCAGGTGACAAACAACATTCAGACGAATGGCAACCCTGAGGCCGTCGGGCAGGCCGTTGGCGGCGCGATGAACAATGCGTTGAGCCGTCGAAATCGCATGCTTGTGGCAGCGCAGTCTGGCGTAATTTCAAAGTGAGGAAATGATGGCCGAAGTTTGGGCAATCGTTGACGAGAATGCGCGGCCGTTCTGCGGCTACACGGCACTTGATGGATTCGAGGACAACTCGACAGCCAATGTTCCGACGGAGCCGCAGGAAAACGGGGCGTTATACGCTTATGACAAAGTGCCTCAGCCGTCCGAGTGTTCTGTCAGCCTCCTTTTCTCTGGCGACTATCAGGCACAGCAGGAAGCCGTTTCCAGGCTCGAGTCCTACCGGTGCGGTGTGCAGCTCTTTCGCATCCTAACGCCCTCTAAGGTGTATAGCCGCATGGCTGTCGTGTCGTACGGCTATACACGCTCGGCAACGAACGGAGCTAACGCGCTTGAAATCCATGTTGATTTCCGAGAGGTGCAATCGGCAAAGGTCGGCGGGGCGTCTGTTGCGTGGGCACCCAAGAGCGCCAATGCAGCGAACAAGGTGCAGACGGGGCAGGCGCAAGGGGGCCTCGTTGCCGATCTCTTTTCGTGAGGAAGATGATGATACGCATACCACTGCAGACGCTTCCTAATCAGGAGTTTTCCATCGTCCTTGATGGGCAAAACTGCGTTATAAATCTGCGGCAGATGGGCGGCTTTTTGTATCTCACGCTAACGGCTGATGAGGTCAAGATTTGCGACAGCCACGTGTGCCGCACGATGTCGCCTATCCCCGTGTGGAATACGCCTGATTTCGCAGGCAGGCTTTTCTTTCTTGACAGCGGTGGAAAATCCGCATCGCCTCAATACGATGCACTGGGCGACCGCTTTACGCTCAACTACGCGACGGAAGAAGAATGGCGAGCACTTACAGCTTAAAGGACATCCGAGTAACAATCACTCTTGACAAGAGCGGTGTGAACAACCAGCACACCTTCCAAGGCTTTGCCACGAATGTAGCAATCTCAAAGACGGGGGGCGTGGATTTCGCGACGGCGCAGGTTGAGATTTACGGCCTGTCGCTCGACACCATGGGGCAATTGACGACACTCGCCTTCAAGCCTCTCGGTCGTAGGTGGAATGCGATAGAGATCGCGGCCGGTGAGCAGGGGCAGGAGTTGCCTGTGATTTTTCGCGGGTGCGTCACGGTTGCATACGCCGATCTCAACGGTTCGAGCCCCGTGCTCAAGATAGAAGCGCAGGTTGGCGCATACCCGCTCCTCGAGCCCGCGTCGACTGTGAGCGTGCAGGGGTCTCAGGACGTCGGGGACTTTATCAAGTCTCAGAGTGCGCAGGCGGGGTTCGAGTATCAAAACGACGGTGTGCAGGCAACGGTTTCTGACATGACGGTCTACGGAGACCCGATCACAAAGATGAAAACGGTTGCGAATGCCGCAGGCGCGGACATCATCTTTGATGACGACAAGACGATCGTTGTGCCGAAGGACGGCGTAAGGCGTGCAGAAGGCGGCGTGCCCGTTGTCTCTGCTGACACAGGGATGATTGGGTATCCGACGTTTACGAATACGGGCATCCAGTGCAGGACGTTTTTCCGTCCAGAGCTACGAGTGGCGGCGGCGGTGAGTGTGCAGACGATCGTCCCTCATGCTTCAGGCGTATGGAAGATCACTCAGCTTCAACATTCTTTGAGCGCGCACAACCCTGGGGCGAGTTCTTGGGAAACGTCCTTTGATGGCATGTGGTTAGGAGAATGAAATGTCAGAGTACGCACAGCCGCAGAACGCGTTTACATCGGGCTCACAAATCAACGTCCTGGATTTTCTGATTCGCTCGGTCATCAAGGGCATGGTCAATACCGCGATTCCCGTGCGAGTGGACACGATCACGCGTCCCGGTGATGGTGCGGGCGCTGGATACCTGAGCGCGACGCCGCTAGTCAAGATGCGAAGTGCGTCCGGCGAGGCGCTCGAGCCTGTTTCCATTCCTAAGCTCAGGTGGTTTCGGCTTCAGCACGGCACGGCCGCACTGATTTGTGACCCGAAGCCTGGGGACGTTGGTTTGGCTGTCTTCGCACAGCAAGACGTGTCGACGCTTACGGGCGGAAACGAAGCTGTTCAACCGGGTAGCTTCCGATGCTACGACATGAGCGACGGGTTCTACTTGGGCGGTTTCTGGGGGCAGACTCCGACAACTTTCGTCAGGGTCGAAGAGACTGGGGACATAACAATTACGGCACCGAAAACCGTGACGATCAATACGAACGTGGAGACGATCAACGCGAAATCATCGTGCACCGTCAACACGGCTACGGCGACGATCAATGCGAGCTCCAATTGCAAGATCGACACCCCCGAGACCCCTGTCTCTTATACACATCTGAGCTGCCGACGAG